CACATCGCCAATTGAATCAACGATATTCTCTCGGTCATGCTTAATTGTTGCATCGCACAACTCCCCAATTTCACTTACCGCTTTCAATAATTGAACCTCGGGGGTGCTGTTGGGGATAATTTTTCTAGCTTCTGACCAGCGCAGTATCTGAAGTTCTACATCTGAATAGCTCATTGCTTTTCCTTTAATTTCCATTCGCGTTCTTTGCGTCCAGTGTTTGAAAATACTTTGTTGCCCGTTTGCTCAATAAACCCAAGGCGTTCCATTTCACTGAGCCGCCTAGCAATTTGATTGGGGTCTAACCTTGTTTTGTTGGAAATCCCGTCCTTACCAAGCGCACCGTGAAGGATCAAGCATTCAATAATCTCGGTGTAATGGTCAGGGACTTTATCCTTGATGGAATCTGCTGCTTCATAACTTGTCACTGGGTCTTCTTTTCTTACCCTTGGAAATAGAGTAAGAGGATGACCACCAAAAATGTCTGAAAGTTTCATAATTTGTCCTAAAAAGTTAAGGGTGGCAGACGTTGACCCGATACGCGATGGTCTGCCAGCACCGATTTTTCCCGCAGGAGACGGTCAGGTCATTAAAATTCTATGCTTTCATCTTTTGGAAAACTATCATCTTTTGGCTTTGGGTCATTGATGTAGGCCCATCCATTCCAACCGCCATCCATTAAAGGCGTAACGTCAATCTTGAGCATTTCGCCATTTTTTGTGTCAATGATTGATCCGATACGGGTATATCGGTTTTTCTCTTGGCCTTGGGCATTTGTGTATTTGCCTGTGATAACAGAGATTTCTTTGAGCAATTTAGCCATGTTTTCTTTCATTTAGGTTTTTAATTTTTGTTTCCAATTCGCGCAGAAACGCTGTAACTTCAGTTTCCAACTGGCGCACATACTCAGGATCAAATTCGATCCGTTGAATGAACAGTTGTAATCCCTCGGGCATTCTAGGGTCGAAACTTACAAAATCGCACCATTGCCGTTCAGTACACGCCATTTGCCATTGCATTTGAATAATGTACTTGCCAGGCACTTTGTCGTTTAAAACAGTGTCAATGTGTGTCGCTGTGTTTGGACATTTGATCTCGATCAGTCCATCATCCCCTACAAGGCCATCAGGGGACGCACCAGCCTCTGAAATTCTTGGGTGAATGACAAAGCCTGTTTCGTCCACTAAAACGTCTTGTGCGGCCTCATACGCTGCTCGGGCTAAAGGCTCTTGGTCTGTTCCCCACTGCATTGCTGCATTAGAGTAACTTTCCCCTTGAACTCCAGTCATTCGTTCGCATACAAGTTGAGCCATGTAGTTTTCTCGGCTGGCGCTATAACCTGTTTTGGTCTTGGCGATAACGTCAGCTACTTTGGAAGCGGTCACTTTACCCAAGCGAGCCGCAAACCATTCAGGGCTTCTTTGCTCCATTACAGTTTTCCTTTCATCTTGTCTTTGGCGGCAATAACCCGTTTCTGCCATGTTGGTTCGCCATTAGCGTAGGCGTAGGCTTTGACGTAAGCCTTTTTGAGGTCTTCTTCTGTCGTTGTTGCATCAATTGCAGCCAACAGGTCAGCCATTGTTGATTCATCAACTTCAGACTTCTTAACTTCAGTCTTGCGGCTGGCAGCGTTTCCGTCATCGTCTTCTGGAGCAATGCCGCAAGCTGCCATCAATGAGTAGCGCCTTGCGTATGTAAGCGCGGAGCCGTAGCCTTGCGGGTCATGCTTGACCGCAGGGACATGGAGTTTTCCGCAGTTCAGCATTTCGCCTGATTCGTGAATAAACACAGTCTCAACAATCACACCAGTGTCTGATTCTGAGCATTGCTGAATCATGGCTATGCCATTGCTGTTTAAACCGTCCATAACCGCTTCAACGCAAGCAGCAAGGTCTGCATAGCGACTGCGGAAATGCGGGTTTGTAGCGGTCTTCAAAGCAGGGCCAAAGGCTTTTTGTGCTTTAACCAAAGCAGTGGCAATGTTTTTCATGTTTTTCTTTCTACTTTGGTGGCTAATAATGATTTGTCGCCAAGCAACCGAACAGACCGCACCCAAGCGCGGATGTTGTGTCGGGCAATGTCGCGTGGAACGTCATATACGCACCACAGTTCACGGGCGCGTTTGAGGATGGTTGTGTTCATTAGCCTCTCCATGCCAACAAAATGGCAAACACTGCGCCAATGGCGATGGCGGCTAAACAGTCAATGATTTGGTCTTTCATAATTTGTCTTTCGTAGGGGCCGAAGCCCCGTTTGGTTTATTGTTTAGCGGCCATGCGTTTGCACTCAGCGCAATTGCACGATGTAATCCAACCAGCTTTAATATCGGCCTTTAATTCGGCCATTGAGTCATATGCCCATGTGTGGCAAATATCCATCGGGTCATGGCTAAATTTAAAACCTGCTGGTAAGTTGAGGATGTAAACGTCTGGCTCGTCGGTGTCTACATCGCGTTGAACATTGAGTTTGTATTTCATGATTTGCTTTCTTAAAAGACCCCTGCGGAATTGCTTGGGGCATGAATGAATTATAAGCCAACTTATGCACCACGCAAGTGTTTTTTAAATTATTTTGTAGGTACAAACCCTATGTAGCATAAATCCAACATAAGTAAGGTTATACTTCAATCATGGAAAAATCAACAGCTATCAGGCTTGCTGGCAACCAAACAAAACTGGCGGCTATCTTAGGCATTTCACAGGCAGCTATCGCCCAATGGGGCAACGATGTGCCTGTGATGCGTATCTATCAACTGAAAACAATGAAACCAGAATGGTTCAAGAACGAAAAAAACGCATCTTTGCCGCCTTCACTGACGGACACAAAACTACCAATGATTTGATGCGTCAATTTGGTTTGTCCAAAGGACAAGTTAATGTGTGCTTGCGGGAACTGGTTGCAGAAGAATTGATTGATGTCAAAGGTTTGAACCCATTGCCGCGAGGCTTTGGCAACGAACGCATCTTTGGTTTGGCTGTCAAGAAAAAAGCCATCAATGCGTTTGATTGGCGCAACTGGGAAACGCAATGTCATCAATCCAAGCGGGAAATTGCGTATAGCAACAGCGTTTTTGACAAACGGAACGACAGTCGCGTGATTGTTTACAGCAAAGCGTGATATGATGATTTGAAACACGGCTAGATACGAAGTCATGAGCGTATCGAAAAGCGAGCCTTCCCGCCTGCCGATTGTTTCTTTGTTAGTGAAGGACAGACTGAAGGAAAATCATGCCTACTAGGTATCTAAAACCTGGCGTTCGTGACAGCGAATCAATAGAACTTTTATCTTCTTTAGCTGAAACGCTTTTTTATCGTTTGCTGGTCACAGTTGATGATTTTGGGCGGTTTGATGCTAGGCCGACAATGATAAAAGCCCAATGCTTTCCAATCAAAGAAAGCGTTTCCATCGCCAAATGCAAACAACTGCTTGATGAAATTGCTCATGCCAAATTGATTTTGGTTTATGAGGTTGATGGCAAACCAATTTTACAAATGAGCAAGTGGGACAACGTTCCCCGAGCAAAGGAAAGCAAGTATCCAGCACTTGCATACACTTGCATACAACCGCATACAGATGTACCTTTAACCGAAACCGTAACCGTAACCGTAACTAAAACAGAAACCGATTTTATATGTCCACCTGACGGTGGCCTTCCAACTTGCGACCATGAAAAAGTTATTCAGCTTTACCATACCCATCTGCCGACATTGCGAAGGGTAGAGGTTTGGAATGACACGCGAAAAAGCTACCTCAGACAACGATGGCGGGAAGTTGCTGAAGAACTATCCAAGGAAAAGCAAGTTATGTCCGCTGATGTGCTTGGTTGGTTTGCTGACTTCTTCCAGCACGTTGGCACATCTAAGTTCTTGACAGGCAAAGTCAACAACAGAGATGGTCGGGCTTTTTTAGCTGATCTTGAATGGATTTTAAAACCTAGCAATTTCGCAAAAATCATTGAAGGAAAATATCATGGCGCTAAATAATTTTCGCAATAAACCTGAAAAGCCTGAAGAAGACGAATCGTATTCACGGTATTGCTCAGTTGAGAATTGTCAAAATCTTTGGGCAGTCAGGGCTGATGGAGACAAACAAAAATGTTCTTACCATCAATGGCTAAACACTGGAAAGCCTAAAAAAGCGCCAATTTTTTCAAATTTTCCAAAAAAAGAAAAGACTGTTGCTGCATGGTATGACGAGGTGAAATTTTGACTTATGACCAAGCAAACAGAATCCTTGACCGAGCTAAAGAAGGCCAGCAATTTAGCCCTGCTGTCATCACAAGAGCGCTTGGTCTTACGGGAGACATTGACCCAGACCGAGGCGAAGGAATGGATTATTCGCTACAAGAAGAAGATGCGCGAGGATGGGAAGAAAGAAGTGTTTTATTGGTGGCAAACTATTCTGGAGGACATCGCCAAAAAGCGGGGCCAGAAAGCTGCCGAGGAATTGCGGGAACGCATGAATACTTTGAAAGAACAGAATGATTAGACGCGCAGCAAGGGTGGATGCCAATCAAGCCCAAATCGTTAGCGCATTACGGGCGGCTGGCGCTTACGTCTGGATTATTGGCCTACCTGTTGATCTTTTGGTTGGCTACAAAGGACACACGTTTCTGGTTGAGGTCAAACATGGCCCCAAAAAGCGTTTAACGGCCCTGCAAGAGGATTTTTTTGCAAGTTGGACAGGTAGCACCCTTGCGCGTGTTGATGGCCCTGAAGCGGCTTTAAGAATGATTGGGACATTGAAATGATTTTCCACCTACACACCCCTGAACAAGCTAAAGCCTTGATGGACAAAATTTGGCCCAAAGTTAAAGACAGCTTGAAGGCTGGCAAACAACTACGCATGGAAATTAAAGCTGAAAGCAAAAGCCGCGACCAGGAGGAAAAGTATCACGCAATGTTGGGTGAAATTGCCAAACAAGCCAGTCATTTGGGAGCCAAGTGGTCAACCGAGGATTGGAAGCGTTTGATGGTAGACCTATTTGCCAAGGAAACAGGGCTACAAGGCGGCAAAATCATTCCGTCATTGGATGGGTCAGGCATTGTGCAATTGGGCCTTCAAACGCGCAATTTCACCAAAGAACAAGCAATGGAGTTCATCACGTTCTTGGAAGCGTGGGGAGCAACCAACGGAATTATTTTCAAAGATGTTGCGCCATCAGCATAAGTGCGCTTATAATAAGTCATCCCCATTTGGGTCTTTTTGAAAGGTAAGCATGATTTTTAACGCGCAAATTGAGCAAACCGTGGTGACCGTTCACTGGTTATATGACCGTGATGACCACGGAATCTACAACACCTACGTTGACAAAGTGATTTTTCGAGGCGTGGACGTTATGCCAGTTTTGTCTGATGAAGCTGTGGAAATGCTGGATATGGAAGGCAACAAACGGTGGGAAGAGGAGCAGATTTATGACTGACATGGTTTATCTGTTTGTTGTTGGATTGGCTTTTTACTTGGCTGGCATCTTTGTCTTGTTTGCTCCACCAGCCGATACCGTATTCCCTCAACACCCTGAGTGCTCAATAGCAGGATTCAGCCCTGATTTAACCCAAAAACAACGTGCTTTTTGCCGTGAATGGAGCAAGAAATGACTGAACGCAAATGGCCTGACAACTGGCCCTTCCCACCATACCCACTGAGGAGTAAAAAATGAACAATTTAACAGGTGGGCCAGCTTTTCCCCGAGGCAAAATTCAAAGCGCTCCCGGCATGACCCTGCGCGATTACTTTGCGGCTAAAGCGATGCAAGGGTTTGCTACCAATTTGGGGCCGGGAGCGACGTTTGAAACGCGAGCAAACATTGCCTACCAGTGGGCAGACGCCATGCTGAAAGCGAGGGAGCAATGACTGAACGCAAATGGCCTGACAACTGGCCCTTCCCACCATACCCACTGAGGAGTAAAAAATGACTGGATGGCGTAAACAACAAGTGCTGGACATGGCGCGGGAAGCTGACCCTAAAGCCAACCTTAGTGAGCCGTATTGTCTCGACCACGAAACAAAGGCGTGGCTTGAACGCTTTGCCGAGCTTGTCCGCGCTGACGAGGCTGAGAAATACAAATGGGACGTTCACTCATGCGGCCCTACTTGCACAAAGGTTGGGTGTGTAGCTGTGCGTAAGGCTGTGGAGGCCGAGCGTGAGGCGTGTGCAAAGGTGTGTGAGAACCTGCCCATGCAACAAGACGTAGATGCTCGTGATCAAGCCGCCGCCGCCATCCGAGCAAGGGGACAAGCATGACTAAAGAAGCATTGAAGCTGGCGCTGGAGGCGTTGGACAACGATTCAGACAGTGATGCTGCATGGCATCAAAGATTAGATGCAAAAATCGCCATCAAGCAAGCCCTTGCAGCACCTGTGCAGGAGCCTGTGGCGAAAATCGTCCCTTGTCACACACCGTCTGGCAAGCGCGTTGCGCTCAACACTGAGTACCAACACTTGCCAATTGGAACCGACCTCTACACCACCCCACCCGCAGCACAGCCAGCACCTGTGCAGGAGCCAAGCCCCATATCGCTAATTACAGATAAAGAATGGGCAGCGCTCAATGAAATATCCAAAGCATAGTTATGTGCGCTCGCCCACATTGTTGCGTCATGCTCGGGAAATCCCATGCCAGCATTGCGGAGCAAATGATGGGACGGTCGTAGCAGCACACACAAATTGGGGTAGCGGCAAAGGGCGCGGCATTAAAGCGGATGACAACCAAATCGCAAGCCTATGTTTTTCATGCCATGCCGAACTAGACCAAGGGAAAACCCTAACCAAAGAACAGCGACAGATGATGTGGCAAAAAGCGCATATTAAAACTGTGGACAAGCTGGTAAAATTAGGTTTATGGCCCGATAAAGTTGCAATTCCAATATAATAAAAATGCAGTTGCTTTATGGTGAGATTGTATTAAAATGCAATTTCACCACTTTTTTAGGAAAAAAGCATGGATAAATACTCTGGCTACGTCTCGAACTTTGTCCTTGCGCTACTGCACTGTGGCACAAACGCCCATTTGATGCACTGGACAACCAACAGCTTTAGCAAACACATGGCGCTTGGTACGTTCTATGACCTAATCATTGAACAAGCAGACGCTTATGCCGAAGCGTACATGGGCAAGTATGGTCAGCTCAAAAAATTTCCTAATGAGTATCATCCCCCAAATCCTGACCCAATTAAATACTTTGAAGTTTTGTCCAAATTTGTAATGGATATTAGGAAAGCACTTCCCCAAGATTCAGAACTAAATCAACTTGTGGATAACATCCAAGAAAACATTGATTCAACCCTGTATAAACTTAAGTTTTTGGACTAAGTTATGCCAAGTCACTCACCAGCACAAGCGCGAATGATGGCCGCAGCAGCCCATAACCCTGAATTTGCTAAAAAAATGGGTATTCCTGTAAGCGTAGCAAAAGACTACAATCAGGCTGATAAGGGTAAACGCCTAGCTGAAGCAATGATGGCAATGGACAGAAAGAAAAAAGAGGGCGGTTAAACAGGCAATTGAGGATGTCGAGTGCGTACTTTTCCTGTTTTCTCGCGCACGTAATCAAAGACCAAATCAACGCCCTCACCCGACAAGGTGCAAGCAATGACTGAAAACAACAAACCGAAACAAAGCCGCAAGGGTAAGACCAATAATCCCAACGGCAGACCCGCTGGAACGCCCAACAAGGTCACGCAAGAGGCAAGACAGGCCATAGCCTTGTTTGTCGATCAAAACGCTCACAGGCTTTCTGAATGGCTTGACGCTGTTGCTCAAGGTGACCCAACTAATGACATAAAGCCAAACCCTGCCAAGGCGTTTGAGATGTTCCAAAGCGTTGTTGAGTACCATGTACCCAAATTGGCGCGTTCAGAGGTAACGGGTGCAGACGGTGGCCCACAAGAAATGGTTATTAAATGGCAAGCGGAATCATAGAAATACCTTACAGCCCCAGAAGGCAGTTTCGGGAGTTCCACGCTAGAACGGAAAGATGGGCTTGTTTGGTTGCTCATCGAAGGGCGGGCAAGACCGTGGCGGCCATCAATGACATCATTAGGGCGGCCATCACTTGTAAAAGCCCAATGCCTTTGTTTGGGTATGTCGCCCCATATAGAAGCCAGGCCAAGAGCGTGGCGTGGGACTATCTCAAATACTTTTCCCGTCCTATTGCCAAGTCAAGCAATGAGGCCGATCTAATCATTGAGTTGTTAAACGGGGCAAAGATCAGGTTGTTTGGTGCTGACAATGCCGATGCCATGCGTGGATTGGGCTTTGATGGCCTATACCTTGACGAGTATGGCGACTTTAAGCCTAGTGTTTGGGGTAACGTGGTAAGGCCAGCGTTATCTGACAAACAAGGTTGGTGCGTCTTTGGCGGCACACCCAAAGGTAAAAACCAGTTCTGGAACATTTACGAAACTAGCAGAAAACTGCCAAATGAGTGGTTTAGTTTGTCTTTGCCAGCAAGCAAATCTAAGTTATTGCCTGAATCAGAATTAGAAGCGGCTCGGGCGCAACTGGCTGAAGATCAGTATCTCCAAGAATATGAGTGTAGCTTTGAGGCTGCCATTGTTGGTGCGATTTGGGGAACGGAGATGCGCAAAGTCACTGAAGATGGGCGCATCACCAAGGTTGAGAACCAGAACGAAGTTAAAACACACACCGCTTGGGACTTAGGCCACACCGATGACACAGCGATTTGGTGGTATCAAGTCATTGCAGGGGAAATCCATATTGTTGATTATTTTGCCCTTTCTGGTGGAACAATCGAAGAATTTGTATCAAAAATCAAAGAAAAACCATACAATTACGGAAAGCACTACCTACCGCATGATGCAAGGGCTAGGACTTTGGCAAGCGGTGGTAAGTCAGTAATTGAGCAAATGGCAGCGCACTTGGGCATTAACAACTTGGCAATTGTGCCTAGTTTGACTGTTCAAGATGGAATTCAAGCTGTCAGGATGGCGTTGCCAAGATGCTGGTTTGATGCTGAAAAGTGTGCAGATGGCATTGAGGCATTAAGACAGTATCAGCGTGAGTATGACGAGGACAAAAAGGCTTTTCGGCAAACGCCAAAGCATGATTGGACAAGTCACCCCGCTGATGCTATGAGGATGTTAGCAATTAGTTGGCGGGAAGAGCCTAAAGATAAACCGCCAGACCCGAGTAAAGTGTTGATTGTTGGCCCTGAAAACGAAGTCACAATGAACGATATGTGGGCAATCCACAAACAAACCGCTAGGAGTAATCGAATATGAGTGGAATAAATACACCTTACGCATACCAATATGAACACGTCCCCGCAGGCGTAACTGCGCGTGTTTTGGGGGGCACGGGCGCAGCGGGGGATTATCTTCACCGCCTGATTTGCACCGTGTCAACTGCCGCAACGGGTACTGTAAGCATTTCCGATGGCGCAAGTTTTACCCATGTGGTGTTGCCTAACTCGCCTGGCAATGGCATTGGCGTATATAACATCGAATTCAACACCATATCTAGAAATGGCTCATGGCGAGTGACCACGGGTGCGGGTGTTGAGGTGTTGGGCGTTGGCATCTTCTCGGCTTAATCATGTCAAAAGCTGGACTTTATGCCAACATTTTGGCTAAACAAGAGCGAATCAAGGCGGGTTCAGGCGAAAAGATGAACAAAGTGGGCAGTAAAGACGCCCCTACCGCTAAAGATTTTAAAGAAGCCGCCAAAACCGCAAAGCCTGAAAATAAATAACAGCCGCATGGACTCGCTACTAAGGAAAAAACAATGGCTGAATTAGTCCCAACGGAAGTTGACAAGTACAACACCCTTATTGCCACTTATGACAACGAGTTCAAGAAGTGGGAAGCACGCACCAAGAAGATCATTAGGCGTTACAGGGATGACACCCGTAGCGCAAGCGGCAATGACACCGCTAAGTTCAACATTCTCTGGTCAAACGTCCAAACCCTAATCCCTGCTGTTTACAGCAAGATGCCAAAGGCTGATGTTAGCCGTAGGTTTGGCGACAATGACCCAATTGGGCGTGTTGCATCTGAATTGGTTGAACGTGCGTTAGATTTTGAGATTGAGCATTACACCGACTTTAGAAGCACGATGCGTCATGCCGTGGAGGATCGGTTTTTGGGTGGCCGTGGTGTGGCATGGGTTCGCTATGAGCCGCACGTTGTCCAAGTGCCTGGTATGCCAGAAACCCTTGAAAACGACGATGGCTTGCAAGTCACCGAAGATGCGGATGAGGCAGAAACTAAAGACTACACCGCTGGCCAAGTTGAGCCAATGGAGCAGATTGAGTACGAATGCGCGCCAACTGATTACGTTCATTGGGCTGATTTTGGCCATAGCGTAGCTCGTACATGGGAAGAAGTAACCCAAGTTTGGCGTTGGGTTTACATGACAAAAGACGCTTTAATTGAGCGTTTTGGTGAAGAAGCCGCCCGCAATGTCCCGTTGGATAGTGGCCCTGATCCTTTGTCAAATTACGCAAGCAGCCAAAAAGAATACACGCGAGCCAAAATTTGCGAATTGTGGGACAAAGAAACTGCAAAGGTTTATTGGTTCAGCAAGCAAGGCAACAAATTTATTGATGTACGCGATGACCCGCTAGAGCTAGAGCAGTTTTTCCCATGTTGCAAGCCTTTGTATGCAACGATGACAAGCGACAGCCTTGTGCCTGTTCCTGATTTTGTGCTGTATCAAGACCAAGCCAATGAATTGGACATCTTGAGCGACCGAATTGATGGACTGGTCAAGTCTTTGCGCGTTCGTGGCGTTTACGATGCTAGCGCCCCCGCATTGCAACGATTGTTGACAGAAGGCGACAACAACACCCTGATTCCTGTTGACAAATGGATGGCGTTTAGTGAAAAAGGCGGTTTGAAGGGCTCAATTGACCTTTTGCCTTTGGATACATTGGCCAATGCTTTGCTTCAATGCTATCGCGCACGACAAGAAATCAAGCAACAAATCTATGAAATCACAGGTTTGTCGGACATTTTGAGGGGCGCATCACAAGCAAGCGAAACAGCTACTGCTCAACAGATCAAGGGCCAGTTTGCTAGCTTGCGTTTGCGTTCTATGCAAGAAGAAGTGGCTTTGTTTGCTTCTGAATTGATTAGGCTTAAAGCCCAGATTATTTGCACTAAATTTCAACCGCAAACAATCATGATGTATGCGGCAGCAAGCCAGATGCAACCCGTGGATCAGCAAATGATTCCACAGGCTTTGCAATTGATTAAAAACAAGCCATTGCGTAACTTCAGGATTGAGGTGGCCGCAGATAGCTTAGTCCAATTGGATGAAGCCGCAATGAAGCGCGAGCGTACCGAGTTTATTGGTGCGTTTGCGGGCTTTTTACAGCAAGCCATGCCAGTTGCTCAAGCAAGCCCTGAGATGACCCCAGTTTTGATGGAAATCATGAAGTTTGGCGTGAGTGCATTTAAGTCATCATCGCAACTTGAAGGCGTTATTGACCAAGCTCTTGACCAAATCAAGCAGAAGATGGCTCAACCACAGCAGCCTAAACCTGATCCTGAGATGATTAAGTTGCAAGCCCAGCAACAATCAGAACAAATGCGTGTTCAGGCTGATATGCAAGTAGCACAAGCCAAAGCACAATTTGATACTCAATTGCAGCAAGCTAAACTTCAAGCCGAGGCGCAACAACTACAATTTAATGCTCAGCTTGAAAGTGCAAAACTTGAACGCGAACAACAAATGGAGCGTTTCAAAGCTGAATTGGATGCTAATACCAAGATTCGTGTAGCTCAAATCAGTCATTCAGCGTCTATGCTTCCCGAGGATATGGATGCGCAGCAACAAATGCACGCAACATTGAATCAAGACTTGAGAGGCATGATTGAAGCAATGATGAATACGGTGAACAACTCACATCAACAAGTCATGCAAAGCCACAATCACAGCGTTGGAACAATGCAAGAAATGCTGAAAAACCAAAACGACAACACCCAAGTGATGAAGAACGTGGCCGATATGATTTCAGCACCGAAGAGAATTGTGCGTGGGCCTGATGGTAAAGCCGTTGGCATGGAGGTTATCAAATGATTGATACAACTAAAGGTCAGATGGATGAATCCTTGCTTGAAAAGCGAGAAGGTCAATTGGACACCGACACCGAGACAATCGAGTGGGTTGAATATTGGTTAGAAGGCGAATTGGTGCATCGTTCTGTTCATGTGAAACTCAAACACGCGGCCCTTGCTGATGGCGCTGCTTCATCTTTTTAAGGAAATAAAATGGCAAATACAACGGCAATGTGTACAAGTTTCAAAGGTGAATTGCTTACTGGAACGCACAACTTTACCCCAAGCACAGGCAACACGTTTAAAGCGGCTTTGTACTTTGCGACAGGTAGTTTGGGTGCGGCTACGACTGCTTATTCAACAACTGATGAAGTTACAAACACATCAGGCACAGGTTATACAGCGGGTGGCGTTACAGTTACCAATGCAGTTGCGCCAACAACAAGCGGGACAACAGCATATTGGACTCCATCAGCTAGTTTTTCATGGTCTGCTTTGACAATTACAACGGCTTTTGATGCGGTTTTGATCTATAACTCAAGCGCATCAAATAAAGCAGTAAGCGTTCACAACTTTGGATCGCAAACAGTAACGGCTGGAACTTTTACGTTGACCATGCCTACTAACAACGCATCCACAGGTCTTTTGCGTATTGCGTAATGGCACAAGGGCCATGGGGGACGGGTACTTGGGACGATGCCAGATGGGATAGCCTCCCATTATTTGGTAATCAAGCTACGGGCGGCGTTGGCAGCCCAAGTGTTGCTGTCAGTGCCGAGCTAACAGGCGTTCAAGCAACGGGCGCTGTTGGGAATGTACTTGGCGAAAAATCTCATACATTAACAGGCGTAGCGGCAACTGGTGCTGTTGGTTTTGTTGCCAACAATTTAAGCATTGGTCTGACTGGTGTCCAAGCGTCTGGTTTGGCGGGTAATGAAAGCGAATCAATAACTATTGCCCTTGATGGGGTATCGGGCGTAGGGTTTGTTGGGTCTATTGTTCCAAACGGTGGATTGGGCATTAGTGGCGTAACAGCAACAAGTGCAGTTGGCGATGTTGTTGCCTCAATTGCAACGGTTGTTCAATTAACGGGTGTACAAGCTACGGGTTTGGTCGGCAATGTAACAGCCCCCCCGCCTGTCATTTACCTTGATGACCGACATGATCCAGGCCCCGACAAGTTCAAAAAACAGCTTAAACGTGAGCAAGAAAAGAATAAAAAGCGCAGGGATGAGATTATTGCGGCTTATGAACGCATTGTCGAAGGCAAAATCCCAGAAGAAATAATTGCACCTTACGTTAAAACATTTGCTACAATTGCAACCAAGCAAAATGTCACAATGACAGACATCCAAAAAATGGTGTCAAATTTGGACAAAATGCAGTTAATTTGGGACGACCACATCGAATCAGATGACGAGGAAATTTTGCTACTATGAGAACAACTTACGTTATACGTAATGGTGAATTGGTTGAAAAACACAAAACCAATGATGATGTTGACGCCCCTATGATTATGGGCGACATTGCTCCTTATAAATCAATGATTGATGGCTCTATGATCCAGAGCCGAAGCCGACACCGCGAACATCTGAAGGCAAACGGATGTATTGAGGTGGGCAATGAATCAATGGAAACAAAAATTACGCCGCCTTCTAGTGAGAAAAGGCGTGAAGTATTGGCGCAACAGTTGGGCAACATGACCCACAACGAAGCCAACAAGATCATGAATTCATTGCGTGAGCAAGCCAATCAGATGAAATACCACAGGAGATAACATTGGATACTACAGAACCCATTGTCCCATCAGAAGCGCCCGATAATCGTCGTGAGTTACTCTCACAGCAATTTGATGAAGTAGCTCAAGCTGAACCCGCAAAATTTCAACGTGATGAAGCGGGTAAATTTGCATCTAGCAATGAAAATCCCGTAGAAGAACCCGCAGAAGAACCTGTTTGGAAGCGTGCGCCAGCAAGTTGGAAAAAAGATTATCACGATGTTTGGCAGACTGCCGATCCAAGGATGCAAGAGTATGCTTGGCAACGTGAAGAACAAATGCGCAAAGGCGTTGAGCCTTTAATCTCTAAAGCGCAGTTTGCAGATCAAATTAACGAAGTAGTTAATCCTTATTTGCAAACAATCCAAGGCATGGGTTTGGATACTCCAAAGGCGGTTAAAGCCTTGTTGGAGGCTGACCATATGTTGCGAACTACTAATGGGCAAGAAAAATTGCAATTATTTAGTAGATTGGCGCAACAATATGGAGTAAACTTGAATGAAGTCAATTTCCCACAGGGAATTGACCCAACGATTTATGCACTTCAAAATGAACTAAATAATGTTCGTGGTGAGGTGAATGGCTGGAAACAGCAACAAGAGCAAGCTCAAAATCAACAGCTTTTAGGCGAAATTGAAAAATTTAGTTCTAAAGCAGAATATTTTGAAGAAGCGCGTCCAACTATGATCCAACTCCTACAGAGTGGCGTAGCGCAGACGTTAGAGGACGCCTACGAAAAAGCGGTGCGCCTCGACCCTGAGTTATTTGACAGCGTACAAGTCAGCAAACAGGCCGAATTGGATAACGCAAAACGAGTAGCGGCAGACCGAGCAGCGAAATCTGCAAGGGCTAATGCGGTTTCGGTAAAAAGTTCCACACCAGGAATGGCTACTAAAAACAATGCTCAAGACAGGCGCAGTTTATTGGCAGAGCAATTTGACCAAATAGCTGCACGACTTTAATTGATATAGGAGAATTATTATGGCATTTGCCAATTCCAGTATCAGCGACATCATTGCGACCAACATTCAAAGCCGTACTGGTGAGTTAGCTGATAACGTCACAAACAACAACGCCCTTTTGCGCCGACTCAAAGACCGTGGAAATGTAAAAACATTTTCTGGCGGTAATGTGATCTTGCAAGAGATTATGTACAACGACAGCACAACCAATAACACGAATTCTTATTCTGGTTATGAAGTGCTGAACGTGTCACAAAACAGCCCTATCAGTTCTGCTCAATTTAGCATTACTCAATACGCTGCTGCTGTGTCCATCTCTGGTCTTGAAATGATCCAGAACTCGGGCAAAGAAGCGATTATTGATTTGCTTGATGGCCGTATGATGGTTGCCGAAGCACAATTGGCCAACCGTATTGGTTCTGACATCTACACAGATGGCACAGGCAATAGCGGCAAAAACATCACAGGTTTGGGCGCAGCAGTTCCTGACGCACCCTCAACAGGTACTTACGGTGGTATTAACCGTGCGAACTACAGTTTCTGGCGTTCACAAAAGTATTCTGGCGTGACCGATGGCGGCTCTGCTGTTTCAGCTTCAAACATCCAATCTTATATGGATTCTTTGGCTGTTCAGTTGATTCGTGGCACAGACAAGCCTGACTTGATCGT